CGCAGAGATGCGGCAATTATGTGGGGGAAAATTAAAAACGGAAACCTTAGTGATTCAGAGATCAAAAAGATCGCTGAAGAAAGTGGTTTCTCTCAACTATTAAGTGAAATTTCTTAATAGTTTTTTACAGAGTTACGTCTAGAGCATTCCCTTTCGTATGAATACGGAGTTTTAGCGTAATGTCTTTAACGGTGGCGAGTCCCGTCACATAGCCGTAGGAGAATAAATATGGCCGATAAGAAAATTACCGCTCTTAATGCATCAACTGCATTAAGTACCGATGATCTTTTTCATGTTGTTGATGATCCAAGTGGATCACCTACTAACAAGAAGATCACTGCCGCGAATGTGTTTAACAAGATACCAACTTGGATCGCATTTGCCGGAACACCTCAAGCACTTTCCGGTGCTGGAGCCGCTAACCTTACAACTGCAATTACTAACTGTACTTCAACTGGTGCATCACAAGTAGTTTCTCTTGCTAACTCAACTCAAGCAGGACAAATCAAAATCATCACGCATATCGTTGATGGTGGTGATGTAAGAGTTACACCAACTACTTTAGATGGTGGAACTTATTTCACATTGGATGCAGTAGGTGATACTGTTGTTCTAATGTGGAACGATAGTGCATGGCAGTGTATTGGTGGATTTGGTCACGCAGTAACTTGATCCATTAAGTTTTTAATGTGGAGTAGGTCGAAAGACCTACTCTATTTGATGATAGGTATATTATGACAAAATCAGTAAGTATTACAGAATTAAAAGCAGAAAAAGCAAAACTTGAAGGGGATCGAGCAGTTCTAAGTGAAAGAGTTGTGGCTCTTGGTGCAGAACGTGATAAATCTCAACAACAATTAGTGATGATTGCAGGAGCAATTCAAGCAATCAATCAACTTATTGAGAGAGTTGATCCAGTAGTCGAGCTAGGTAGTGATTTAGCAGATGAAAAACACGGACCTGGACCTGATGAAGAAAAATGATATTTGATGATCTAAATGATGATAATTTCCTCATGTATTCTATGAGGGAATATAGTAATATGCAATGTACAGCTATTGAAGAATTTTATGATGACTTAAAGAAAATTAAGTATATCAAAAGACTCTTTAATATCTACACAAATACTGGTCAATTAAAGGAACGATTAATTCTTAATCACCTTATAGTATTTTACAATGTTTTTTCAGTGCAAGCTGGCACAAGAATATTGTTTTATAAAATAGAAAAAGATTTTTGGCCAATATTAAAAACATTCTTAATCTTCTTGGATCGAATGCCAGAAAAGATAGATTCGATTAGAGGGGAAACGGTACGAGCATCCGATATTCTTTTGGATGATGGTATCATTACTCGATTAAGATCAATAAAGGTATAGATGACAGTATTAAGAGAAGGTGTAGTTGGTGGGGCGCTAAACGTATTTTTTATATACAAGTTTTTGCGAATACTCACACAACCTTTTAACGAAACTGATGCTTTCAAATTGGGAATCATAGATGAAAGAGGAAAGATTCTCAAAAAACATAGGAAGTTAAAAACTCAAGAAGAAAAAGACGCCTATACTTTGATGCATCGTTTGGTATGGAAACTCAAGAGACTGATGGAAAAAATACCATTTGGAAAATCTCGTTTAGCATCTTATGCCGCAGCTCTATGGTTGATCAAAGAAAATAAAGATGATAGTATTTCAGAAGAAGAATTACAAGAATCTTTTTTATCTTTTTTAGAAACTGATTGGGAAAATGATGCACTAATTCTCAAAGAAAATTATGAGGGAGATTTAGATAAGAAAACATTTAGTAATTTAAGAGAAGACCACATGAAGCCTGATAAGAAGGGTCATAATTTACCTCCTCATCTTGCTAAATTCTTTGACAAAAAAGGTAATCTAAAAAAAGATGCCGCTGATCGTATTAAAAAAGGTAGAAAAGAAAGAGGCGTAAAGATAACAGATAGAACTCCCGATTGGATGTTTAAAGAAGTAGCACCGCCAGGATGGGAAGGTACTATCAAAGCAATGAAAAAGAAAAAAGGAATAGATAATCCTTATGCACTTGCTTGGCATATGCATAATAAAGGAATGAAACCAAACATACCAGAAGAATTGGGAGAAATTATGCAAGAAGCAGTCCTTGTAGATAGAGATTACAAATATGATGGAAAAGTTATTAAAATTTCCAGAAAGAATTTTAGTAAAGTTCATAGAGATTTCAAGAACTCTACTAAGGGCAAAGAAATGATGATGACTTATGATAACAAAATAGGAACAGTTTTAGTTCCTGTTGAGTTTACTGAAGAAGTTGAAGTTGAAGAAGGATGGAAAAAAGGTAAGTATACAATTAAAGATAAAAATGGTAAAATACTTGGTACATATAGTTCTGGTGGAAAAGCTCAAAAGGCAATGGATGACCTCATGCAAAAAGGAGATTACGATAAACTGGAAGTATCTATAGTAGAAGAAGTCGAAGAAGATGTAGATGAAAAGAAAATAATGAAATTAAAAATTAAACCAAGAAAAGTCAAAAAGATGAAAGACTTGAGGCTTTATGGTAAATCTCCTTCTAAGAAGAAAAGTAGTTCATCTTCTAGTCCTAGCCAGTTTGCATTTGGTATATCAAGAAAAGGTGGAGGGGGAGCAGGAGCAGGATATGGTTCAACTGTAACAGGAAAAGCACGTAGACCTATTACGTTTGGTGAAGAAGAAATTAATGAAAAGGAAGTAGCAGTACAACCAACAGTAGATAATCTTAAACAGATTGTAAAAGACAAACAGAATGCAGTGTTCATGTTTAAAGATGGTAAAGCAAGAGTTGATCTTTTCTCTGCATCTGCTTTAATGGGAGTATATAATGCATTAAAACCTGCCACAAGAAAGAAGTTTGAAACAATGATTAAGACCAAAGGTGGTTTTATGAAATCTATAGACTTTGCAATGAAGATGGCAAAAGAGGAAGTCTCACCTCAAGATCTTTTCAAAGAGAGTCCTCCCTTTCCTGAAGAAATGGACCCTACTGATCATGTTATGCAAAATGATGAAACAGGAATGTGGTGTGTATATAATAAAAGTGGTAAAAAAGTTAAAGAATTTGAAGATAAGAAAGATGCAGATCAATGGGCTATAGACAATCATGATACTTTGATGAAAGAAGAATTAATAACAAACTTCAAAAGTTTTATAACAGAAGGAAGACCTTCATTAGATCCAGATTATGTACCTTCAGCTACTCTAACTGATAAAATGAGAGCAAAGCTCTTATCGACACAAAAAAAGCTTTATTCATCAAAAGACATTGAATCAATGGCAAGGAAGTATAAACAAAAACTTGTTGGTGATCCTGTCGGTGGTAAATCATGGGGAGGTGATTGGGAAATTGTATTAAGAAATGGTATAAGTCTATCTTATGAATATGGCTCAAATATGACCAACATTAAAGGGTGGAAGTTTGATAGAAAAGCAATACAGAATTATATTGGTAAATATGCAAATGAACATGAAACACCAAGAGACTATGCCCCAATGGGAGGAAAAGTTTTAGTTGGTGGTCTTGAAGCGGCTTTTGAAGTAATTTCAGAAGAAGTTGAACTTGATGAATCAATTTCACTTCAAATAAAAATGGCATTGAGTGATGTAAACTTAAAGGGTACATGGAAGAACAACAAGGTATATGTCAAAAAGAAAGATGTCAAGAAAGCAGAAAAAGCATTAAAGGGTAATGTTTACTACAAAGGTAAAACACCAAGTGTTATCGGAGAAGACGCACCCGCAAATAGTGTCGCAGGTGGAAACGTTAATTTAGATCCCTTTAAGAAGAAAAGGAAAAATGCAAAAGTTGAAACTGAAACATTTGCAGGAGAAAAAGTATTTGTAGTTTCTCCAGATGTATATTATCAATCACGATTGGGAAAATCTAGATATTTGAGATATGAAAAATTCGTAGGAAACGATAAACTTGGCGAAGCAATTCGTCAATATGGGAAGGAAAATCCTAAAGCGGCAATCATTTTAAAGAATTCAATGAATGGAGCCATGTTATATTTAAAGTATGGAAAAAAATAAGGAATAACAAAATATGGCAGAAGAGCTCTCTGATGTTAAGCTCGAAGTCGGTCTGTTAAAAAATGAGGTCGAAGCCAGAGGTAAACAAACAGAAACCCTTCTGCAAAAACTTGATCTCACCACAGACAAACTTCAGCAGCTTACAGTACAAATAATAAAATTAAATACTAGGCAAGAAGATCATCTCAAGCACGATACTACTGTGAAAGATGAACTTAAGATTTTACATCAAAGAATTGGTGATCTTCATGATAAACAATTAGATGCACAAAATCGAGTAGAACAAAGATTAGATAAATTAGATCAATATAAATCAAAACTTATGGGTATGATTGTTGTAGTGGGAAGTGCACTTGGTGTAACTGTTACACTTGCACTACATTTTCTATAAAGAAAGGTAATATGAAAACTTTTAAAGGATTAATGGATGAAATTTATTCACGTTGGATGGAAGGCATCAAGACCAAAATGGTAGTGAGAGGCGGTAAAAAGATGAGAAAAAAAGTTACCGATAAAAAAGGATTTAAGATGGTAGGTGGTAAAGAAGTTAAAATGGGTGCTAAAGAAATGATGGCTCGTAAAAAAGCAGCAAAGGTTTCAGCCCGAAAACGTAAATCCAAAGGTGCACAAATTGCTAAAAAACGTGCAATATCAATGAAAAAGAGATAATATATGAAAACTTATTCAAAGTTTAAAGAGGGTCGTACTAGCCGAGATAAACTTGATAAGTACGTTAGTGATGAAATCAAGAAAAGGAAACTCGCAAAATTTCCTGTAAATGCAACTGATGATTACAAGATGAAAAAGGGTAAACCAGTTTTTACTTTTCCTTCACCAACTGGTGATATGGTTATTCACGTTTGGTTAAGAGCTATGGCAAAACCAGCAAAGAGTAATACAAAAGCATTTAATTACGAGTTAGACGACAAATGAAATCATTTAAAAACTTTACTGAAATAGAAGAAGCCGAATATAAAGGTAGAAAAGTTGAACTTAATAATCCAACAAGAGCTAGTGATGGAAAGAAAAAGTTCTACGTTTATGTTAAGAACGAAAAAGGTAATGTAATCAAATTAGGTTTTGGTGATCCTAATATGGAAATTAAACGAGATGATCCTGCGAGAAGAAAATCATTTCGTGCAAGACATAACTGTGATGATCCAGGACCCAAATGGAAAGCAAGATATTGGAGTTGTTACCAATGGAGAGCTGATGCAAAGGTAGATAACTGATGAAAACATTCAAAGAACTTAGAGAGATTGCACAAGACAAAGACATAAAAGATCGTGAAGGGTCACAACCTGCCAAGTATTATGCGGGAGATATGGCAAAGTCTACTAAGGATGCAAGAGCAAGACATTTCGATAAAAAGAAGAAAGGGCCTGCTCCTGGCGATGCATCTGCAAAAACAAAACCATCAAAACATACTTTGAAATACAAACAGATGTATGGAGAAGCAATTGAAGGTCTGAAGAATAAAGCAAAAAAGTCTGGAATCTCGTACAGTATTCTCAAGAAAGTTTATGATAGAGGAATGGCCGCATACAAGGGAGGTCATAGACCAGGTACTACACCACAACAATGGGCATTTGCCAGAGTAAACAGTTTTATCACAAAAGGTAAAGGAACATGGGGTGGAGCAGATAGGGACTTAGCAGCAAAGGTATCATGAAAACTTTACTAGAATATTCTGTATATAGTACATCGGATTATGTGTTCACTCAATCAGATCATATACCAATATCTGGTCCCATGTTGAAAAGAATTTGGCCAAAATCTTTTCGTGCTACAGTCTTTCATGCTACTGATTTAAAAGGACTTCACAAATTGGTGAGAATGGAAGGAAGTAAAAAATCTATTTCTGCATTTTTCTCAATGATGGGGAAATATATGGGAACTGGTGTAGCTACAGGAGGTGGAATCGTAGCAGAGATGGAAGCAGATGTTCTTGTATCTTCTAGAGCAGATATAATGAGTAAAGTTGATAAGACGGGTAGAAGATGGGTTACATTAGATTTCTTTGCATCAGCTGCAAGAAACCACTTAGGTCGTGACCGATTCGCTATGGTAGTAAAAGAGTTTTTAAAATTAAAACAAGACTTAGTTAAAAAATATGTGGATGGTAATTATGGAGACTATCTGGAAGCATGGCGTGAAATGAAAGATCATTTAAAATATGATGGTAAAAAAATATCAGTAGTGATAAAAGATTATTTTGATGGTGTAGAGAAAATTCTTAAAAGACATGAAGATTTAATGGGTAGTATGATGCTTGGTTATGCAAAATCAAAAAGGCAAACTGATGATTCATGGGATGAACAAATAGTCAATAATTTCAAGATCAAAAAGATTCATGTCCTTGAAGTAAAAGGTTATGAAGATGCAGATTATGTGTATCATGATGAAATAAAAGATATCGGTAAACCAATTAAGAAATGGGATTCTGATGTAGAGTTGGAAATTTACACAAGAAAAGTTGTAGCGAAAGAAGTAGCAGCGAGGAAAAGATGATATCTTTTAACGATTATTCAGAAGGAAAACTTTCAGGTATTGCAAGTAAAGTGTCAAAGAAATTAAAAATTTCGAAAGATAAGGCTCTTGAAATTCTTGTAAAAGCACAACAAAAAGGTATAGACCCTTTAAAGTGGCAAAGCCGTCTATCATTCTTGGCCACTATGACTGGAGAATATGATCCTAAACTTGATGAAAGATCAATGTCACAACCACAAAAAATTGCACAGATGCAACACTATTGGGATAATCTTTCTCATTTGGCTTCAGATGAAACGAAAAAGAAAAATATGAAAATGAGATTTGGTATTAAAAATATTAAACTAGATCCAAAAAATAAGAGAAAAATATTATCATTTGAAGAGGATAGAGACTACAAAGTAGAATATAAAAAGTTCCAATCATCAAAAAAGAGGAGAAAATATAGAGCAGAATTAAATAAATACAATCGGGACAAGGGAACTTATGGTAATGGTGATGGTAAAGATGCATCACATAAAAAAGGAAAAATTGTGGGAATGGAAGATCAAAGTATTAATAGGGGTAGAGCAGAAAAAAGTAGATTAATAGGATCAAAAAGAAAATAGAATGGGGCTAACTTACCAAAGGTTAACCCCTGACAGTTTTTCATGCCGAAAGTATTTATGAAAGAAGACAAATTAATATCAAGTATAGTCATGATAACTTTTTTAGGATTATGGTTTATAGTTTTATTTACATTTGGATTACTTGTATCTCAAACTTCATCATATCAAAATCAAGTTGATAAACTTATAAAAGAAAATGCTAAGATAACCACATTATGGTTGGAAGGAAAATAATATGTCTTGGTTTGGAAATTTTTTTAAAAAAATTCTCAATAATGAAGGTATTAGACAAGAACCAGATTGGTCAAAAATTAGACAAGAACCTGTTGATTTGACTAAAAAGACCAAAAAACAATTAGAAGAATATGGTCGTACTTTGGGTGTTGAATTAGATCGTAGATACTCAAAAGATAAACTAATAGCACAACTAGAAGCATTAGATAAATGAAATCATTTTCTACATATATTTTCGAAAGAGTATCTAAGACAGACTTAGATCAAATAGAAAAATATGCAGATAAATTGTTTGCGTCTTTAGGTATAGATGTTGAACTTACTAGACATTTTCATGATAGAGTGAATGATGAACGAAACAAGAAACCAATCAATCAAGCAGAGTTGGTCAGATTGTTTCGTTTAACATACAAGAAGTATGGTAAGAAAATTTCACAAATGAATCCAGATGCAGAAGCAGTTGTTACAGATATGGAAACAGATATTAATATGCCATTTGTAATTAATCTTGATAAAGGTGGAATGTTAGATCTCGTTGCAAAGACAGTAATGAGAAAAAAAGATTTTAAAACAAGTAGTCAGAAATTAAAAGTATGAAATCATTTAAAGAATATGTAAAACCCACAAAAATAACAATAAAAGATAAAAGTGGTAAAACTCATAATCCAAAGGTAAGAATTAGAACAGGTGATACTCATATTGCAATAATACATTGGAATGAAATACCAACAAGTAATTTTGCAAGTGGTGTAGAAGCACATACAGAATTTATTACTGGTACGACAAAGAGTTTAGAAAAATCAGTATCACATACACTAAAAAAATATAAGAAACATATTAAGGGTGTAGAAATTCAGAAGTTAGAGGTATGAAATCATTTAAGGGATATTTACTAAATGAAGTAGCATGGACTGAGAGTTTATCTACCATGTTATTTGATCTGCCAAGAGCAGGATTTGCGGATATACATATTCCCTTATCGCCTGCAATCTTTAATAGAATATGGCCGAAACCTGTTCGTACAAAAGCATTTCATTTAACTGATTTAGTTGGAGTACAAAGATTAAAAAAGTTACAAGGAAGTAAGAGATCAATTGCTGCATTTTATAATATGACTGATTTCATGATTCAAAGTGGAATTAGAACAGATGGTGGATATGTTGTAGAATTAGAAGGAGATGTTCTTGCCGCATCACCAGATGATCTTTCAACTCAACCAGACAAGTCGGGCAGAAGATGGATAACTGTTAGTACTCTTATGAATCCATCTACTGCTAGTGATCCTGGATTGGGAGGTAAAGCCACATTAGGTAGATTAGAAGAAGATATACAAAGTTTATTAGAACGTATTCTTAGAAAAAATGGAGAAGATGTACAAATTGGAAGTCGAGCCAATATAATCGGATTGATGTGGTCTGGTCTTGGTAAGAAAACTGGAGGGAAGGCATTATCTTTAATTATCAAAGATTACATTGATGGTATGGAACAAATTATGAAAAAATATTCCAAACCATTAAGACAATTATTTATAGCTTATACTATGGATAGAACACTAGTACCAGATCCCGATAGTGGAGATACAGCAATGTGGGATGAAATAGTGGTTAATAATATTAAGATGAAAAGGATTCATGTTAGTGCAGAGTATTCAGAAGACTTTGAGTATAATAAAGATATGTTTGGATTTCCATTTGACCTATATCATGATGATAGAGATATTGTAAATTACATCAATAAGGCAATGCGTTGATAAGTTTAACAGAAATAGCAGCAAGAAATTTTAAGAGAATTCGTGAAGATGAAGAATTAGATGAACAAGTACCTCTAAGGGTATCTGTGAAAGGTGGTGGTTGCGCTGGTTATGAATACGTTTTAGAGTTTGGTAAACCTACTAAAAGAGATTTATATTTTGAGTCTCAAGGGTTGTCCATAGTAATAGATAAAAAAAGTCATATAGTGGTAGATGGTTTGGAAATAGATTGGTCAAGAGACTTATCTGCACCAGGTCCAAGATTTCAGAATCCTAGAGCAACTTCAACTTGTGGTTGTTCTACAAGTTTTTCAGTAAAACAAGAAGAGGTGTTTACACCTGCATGGATGAAATAATATGGCATATTCAGAGAAAGTAATAAAACACTATGAAAGACCAAGTAATGTTGGTAGTTTGGATAGTGGGAGTAATTCTGTGGGCACTGGCCTTGTGGGTGCTCCAGAGTGTGGTGATGTAATGAAACTACAAATAGAGGTTGGAGATGACAATAAGATTGTCGATGCCAAATTTAAAACATTTGGTTGTGGTAGTGCAATTGCTGCAAGTTCTCTTGCTACTGAATGGATCAAGGATAAGACTGTTGATGAAGCAAGTCTGATTCAGAATACAGAGATAGTCGAGGAACTATCCCTACCTCCCGTGAAAATACATTGTTCAGTCCTTGCAGAAGATGCAATTAAGGCTGCAATAAAAGATTATAAGGAAAAAAATGCAGACGCTTAGATCATATATTATAGAGGGAATTTCAAAAGAAACAAAAGAAATAACAGAACTTTTAGTTGATTCTGTATACTCCAAATATGTTAAAAATTTTGATAAGAATAATGTTGCATGTGTAGGATGGATGGATGGTACTGAAAACTCTGAATTAAGATTTCAAAAAATATATGAAGCGGGAATTGATAATAATGATTCAATTTTAGATGTCGGTTGTGGAGTAGCACATCTTCATAGATATTTAAAAACTCAAGGATGGAGTGGTAAGTACTTAGGATTTGATCCGAATAAACAAGCTATTGATTTAATTGGGGAAGAAATTCAAGCAGTACATGGTACTATAGAAGATATTGATAAAACAAAAAATTGGGATTGGGTTATTGCAAATGGTGTTTTCAATTTAGGATTACAAGAAGAACACGCATTTTGGATTATTGAAAATATGGTATCTTTTGCTAATAAAGGTGTTATATTCAATATGTTACGAGAACCATACGAAGATTCACAGTATGAGGCGTATAATCCAATGTGGGTACATTATAAATTACAAGAATTTGATCATAAAAGAATAGATATTATAGAAGATTATATGTCTCAAGATCAAGAATTTACTGTTTATTTGTATAAGGCGTAGATGGATAAAAAATTTAAACATTACATAGTAGAATTTGATACACCACAAATTTATTGTGATATGGATGGTGTATTGGCAGATTTTGAAAAAGGTGTAGAAGAATTAATTGGTGGAAAATTTAATGATGACAGATGGTATGAATTACCTGATGATTTTTTTCTCACACTAGAACCTATGTCTGATGCTCAAAAATTATGGGCTTTTATCAGTAAATATGATCCATTTATTTTAACCGCAATTCCAAGATCATCAAGAGGACCTATTTCAAAAAGAGCGGCAAGTGATAAAGCCAGATTCATGAAAAGATGGTTTGGTGTTTCACAGGATAAAATGTATCCTGTTATGAGAGCAGATAAAATGAGATTTGCGAAGGATGGTAGAGATGGTAGACCTAATTTACTCATCGATGATCATCCTAAAAATATTGCACAATTTAAATCAGCCGGAGGAATCGGAGTCCTTCATACAAGTGCTAGTAATAGTATTAATCAATTAAAGAAAATTGGATATAGATAATTAAAGGAATTTAATGGAACATTTATTCACTTTTGATGAATTGATGATGATGGGGCTTGTCATTTTTTCTTCATTTTGGATCTTTCTATTTAATTATAGACAAGACAACAAAGACAAATATGCAGGAGCTAAAGCATTAATCGTATTAGACTTATTCATTAATATGGGAATGTCTGTTACGGGGTATTTATTGGTATCAGTAGTATTCAAAAATGTTCCGCAACTCGCAGAATATGAAAGTTATAGATATCCGATTGGATATTTATTTGGACTCACTTCTAATGTAAGTATACCAATAGTTTTAAAGTGGTTTCAAGAACAAATAACTAAAAAACTTAAAGAAGTAGGCAAGGAAAAGTGAGGTAGATTATGGCAAAACAAGACAAAGAACATCAACATGAAGAAACCTTAGTAGAATTAGAACCAGTAAAAGCGATTGAGAGAGAAACCAAGAACCTAGTTGCATCTAGTAAGGTTTTTATTTACTTAATTATTGGACTATTAGCATATTTAATATTCTTGGTTATTCCATCCATTGAAGAAAAAGTTACATGGATGGAGAAAGACTTGAATTCAGTTTTAGTACAGTCAGAACGATTTAAGAAATCTACTAGAGTATTTGCTAGAGATAATCAATGTGCATCTTGTCACTTGAGTCCAGATTATTTACTCCACAACCTTCTTACCAAATATCCTAGTTTTTCTGACATTAAAGCATTCATGCAAGTAGGACATCAAAGGTATTATACGAATACTTCACCAATACCAGATGAAGAATTACTAGAAGTATATCGGGCACTACAATGATAATGTTTGGTAAATTATTTGCAGCATTGATTTGGGCATATTGGTTATTAGCATCTGGTTCTGTTGCACATGGACAACAAGAACTTGGAAATGTAAGTGTAGATTATAATCCAAGTTATTCCACAACATACGATAGAGTAGTAAAAAGAGGTTATCTTATTTGTGGAACGAATGATGAATTCCCAGGTTTTTCTCAAGAAGTGATGATGAGTGGAGGTGAAGAAAGGTGGGAAGGTTTTGATGTTGATCTTTGTCGAGCAGTCGCAGCTGCAATATTCGGAGATGAAGATGCTGTAGAATTTGAAATAGTAAATGGTACAACACGATTTACATTTTTAATAGATGGAACGATAGATCTTCTTTCAGCCGCAACAACATACACATATACAAGAAATGTTCTTAAAAAATTAGAATTCATGCCCACAACTTTCTACGATGGTCAAGGATTCATTGTAAGAAAAACTCTTGGAGTATCTTCTGCGAAACAGATGGAAGGTGCAAGGATTTGTTTTAGTTCATCTGGAACTGCTGCAAAGAATATAAAAGATTTTTTTAAGAAACATTTTATCAATTACATACCCGTCCCCGTTCCCTCAAATGAAAAGACAAGAAACGTTTACAAAAGGGGTGATTGTGATATGTATGGAACAGATAGATCAGGATTAGCATCAAACAGATTAGGTTTTGATCATCCTGAAAGACATTTGATTTTACCAGAGATTATTTCAAAAGAACCTCTTGGTATGGTAGTTCGTTATGGAGATCAGAAATGGTCAGATATAATTCGATGGACAGTTTATGCATTGTTCATTGCGGAAGAAATGGGATTGAATTCTAGTAATATTGATAGATTTGAAAATAATAATGATCCATTAATACAACGATTTATGGGGGAACTAAATGGAAACGATCACCCCAATCTCGGATCTAAACTCGGTTTGGGCGCAAACTGGTCATACAATATTATTAAGTTAGTAGGAAATTACAAAGAAATATATGAACGAAATGTGGGGGTAAATACTCCTATTGGACTAAAACGTGGACTGAATAAATTATATACTCATGGAGGATTACTGTACGCCCCGCCTCTAAAATAAAGGAATAAATGGGCCACGTTACACGGTTTTCAAAGCCGGAATACGAAACTGGAAGAAAAAAACATTTTGAAGATGTTCCAGAAGGAAGAACCGCAGTAGACAACATTTTGAGAGTCAATCATGGTAATCAAATGAGACTAGGATTGATGGCAGACGCTAAAGCAAATATTATGATTACTGTTGCTTCTATTGTGTTTTCGATAACTATTGCAAATTTAGATAACGAAGTAATGCGTTATACACTACTGACATTTGCTGTTGGTAGTTTTTTTTCTTTGTTGTTTGCTATCTTTGCTATTATACCAAATACAGATTATCCTAGATTAAAATGGTCGAAGGAAATCGATAGAGATTCTCCTATATTCAATCCCTTATTTTTTGGTCACTTTGCACATTTGGATATAGATGAATATAAAGAAGATTACGCAGAAATTTTAAGTACTGATGACAGCATATATGATTCAATGGCAGGTGATATCTATGGTCAAGGAAAGATACTTGCATTAAAGAAATACAAGTATTTGAAATGGTCATATAACTGTTTCCTTACAGGAATGTCATGTGCAATTTTAACATTTGTAGTACAACACGTAATTTTATAATATTATTTCTACTATTATTAGTAGGATGTGGGCCGTTACCAGATGAAGGTACGTTAAAAAGACAAAGTACTTCTGTTACTCTTAATTATAATGTTGATTCTGAGTCTCTACGAGATTTTGAGATGACAAATTATAGTTCATCTGTTCAGAGAATGATTGAAACTACTTGGCCTATCAGACACAATATTAAGGTAGAACCTGATATAGCAGATATTGATTTAGATTGGGATTTAAGAGCAGAAGTAGAAGTTCCTGTTGATGAACCAATGTGGATTGAATATACTAATTGGACAGAAGATGAGCCAGAGATTCCTTTTCAATATGGAAAATCTGATGAATTTATTGTTACACATGAAGATGATTACATAGTTAAAGTTTGGGTTGATGTTGACATTCATCCCGATTATCCTTTTTCAGAGGAGGAAGAAGAGGAAGAAACTGCTGAAGAGGAAGAGGAAGAAACTACTGATAATGAAACAACTACTGATAATGAAACAGTAGAAGAAACTGATAATGAAACAGTAGAAGAAGAAATTGATTCAACATTATTAGCACACTATGAGTTTGAAGGAAATTTAGAAGATAGTAGTTCTTATGGAAGAGATTTAGAATTATGTACTGGTAGTAATCAATTTGTATTTATAGATGAAAGTATAATGAATTATCTACCATCAGGGAATGCCGCATGGTTTCAAGGAACTGAATGTGCAGAAAATGAATTTAGAGATACGAATGGAGCATCTCCGATAGGTTACTCTGATGATTTCACTATTTCATTTTGGATATTGCCGTGGTTGACAAACAATCCAGATTTTGATGAATGGCATTCGGTAATGTCTACAGGAGATTCGACAAGTGGATATAGATTTCAAATAGATCATTCGGGTAGTCACGAATTAAGATTTATGGGATATATGAAAGTAGATATAACAGAAGAATGGTTGTTTTTCACATATACAAAATCTACTGGTACTATTAACTCTAGTGATAATAAAAAAGTAAGAACATATAAAAATGGTGTACTGAAGACTTATGCCTATCCTTTAACTACTGCTTTTGATAAAGTTAAAATTGGAATGAACCGATTAGGTGGTGGTGGTTGGTATGGTCTTATAGATGATGTTCGAATATATAATAGAGCACTTACTGAAGATGAAATAGTGGAACTTTACGAAAGTTATGAATGAAAATAGGTAAATATGCTTTTGATTTTTTTAGTTGGATTAAAAGGTCAGAATTAGTAGAGTTAGACAGAGTTGATCCAACACACGATCCAGTAAGACCTGAATTAAGTAATGAATTTAGAAAAGAAAAAGGTAGGAAAATATTTGGTTTAAAATATAAAGATTATATAGAAGGTGTAGTTTGTGTTGCTTATACAGATGATATACCAACTACTGTTAAAGAATTAGATTTAATGAGTAAAGATGAAGGTACAATAGCAGTAGCATATACAGTATGGTCTTTGAAGAAGGGTGCAGGGAAAAAGATTATGGAAGAACTTTTGAGATATATGAAGTACAGAAATAAAGTAGAAAGTGTAATGACTTTATCACCATTGACACCTATGGCTACACATTTCCATATTAGAAATGGTGCTAAATTAATTCAAATAAACCCTACAACACAAAATTTTGAATATAAAATATAATGAATATAAACAAAATTATTAACAGACATTGGAGAGATTGGGCGGGATTAGTTTATCTATTCATCTGCCTAATAGATTTTTTTGTTGCTCCTTTGGTATGGAATTTGATGATGGCAGAACATTGTGCTACACATGATTGTGGAGCAGAAGGTGTGAGTAGATGGGCTCCTTTGACATTAGGAGCAGGGGCAATGTTTCACTTATCATTCGGAGCCATACTAGG